GCACCAGAGGGAGAAGATATCCCTTGGGCAAAAATGTATTCTCATGCATTTCAAGGACCAGGTGGTTGGTACATTGAAAACTCCTTAACTACCACTGGTGGTAAGGATCCAGTTTCAGAACACAATCGTGAACTCTGGAACAGTGGTAATGAAAGTGATAAGGATGTTGTTCGTAGACAGAAGCGTAAGCTTTCCTACTATGCAAACATCTATGTCGTCAAAGATCCTACCAATCCTCAAAATGAGGGTGGAGTATTCCTCTACAAGTTTGGTAAGAAGATTTTTGATAAGGTTATGGAATCAATGCAACCAGAGTTTGAGGATGAAACTCCAATTAATCCTTTTGACTTCTGGCAAGGTGCAAACTTCAAGTTGAAGATCGTCAAAAAGGATGGTTACTGGAATTATGACAAGTCAGAATTCGATACAGCATCTCCATTACTTGAAGATGATGATGCACTAGAGGCATTGTGGAAGAAGCAGTATTCTCTTGCTGCTGTCACCGCATCAGACCAATTCAAGTCATATGATGACCTGAAGAAGCGTCTTGATTACGTTCTAGGACATAAGCAACCTGCTCGTCGTGTAGATGAGGAGGTATTTGAGGAGGATAACAATCGTGGATCATTTACTCCTAGTTTTGAGACACGTAAAGCAGAAGCAACAGTAACTGCTGCTGTTAGTTCATCCAATGATGAGGATGATGCATTGAAATATTTTCAAAAATTAGCTGAGGAGTGATTATTGATATAATCTAATATTCTCTGCGATCTTAAGGGTTTTATCCAAGTATTGGGTAGAACCTTTTTTATATGTCATTAATTCTTTCATATCATCTTTTATGATATTTAAATATCTTGGTTTAAGTGCGAATATACTTCTTTTTTCTTCTTCTTTTTTATTTTCATATTCATAGTTTGTTACGGATACTACTATATCTGAAGATGATTTGGTGATTTCTCCTCCTGCATACCAATCATAGTAAGTAACTGAATAATCGGATTCTACCCATAATCCCTCTGGTACAACCACTGCATCTACAAGATTTTTTACTTCTGTTGTTTCATAATGATGAACGTCATTAAGTTTTTCATAGGTTTCATATTTGTCTAGTAGATATCTATCAAAATCTCTTTGAGGCATAGGCCATTCACTTTGTATATTGATAATATTATTTGATAGAAGAACTATCCAATCCAAATTGGAATTATTATAAAGTTTAAACGCAACATTATCAGGTCTATCATCTCCTTCTATTTCATACTTAGTGAAAATCGTTAGATCTTGAAAAATATCATCTGCTAGTTTACCTCTCTTAAAAAGATTTTTAACAGTAATATAATCAGATATTTTAGCATCAGGAAGTCTGCTAACATAATTAAAATCTGGAACTTGATCGAAATAATTTGACATTTTAGAAACCTATTGTTTTATCGTTATCATCATCATATTCGTCATTAAATACTGGTTCAATTTCTGTGAATGATAATCTCATTTCATAAGCAGTCATTATACCATCTTCATATGTTGCATAATTTCCGTCAGGAGTATAGTTAACTGACATATTCATCAGAGCACATTCTTTAAATTTGTTGAGGAAAGGATGATCATTACCTCTATGTTTGTATTGTAGTTTATAAGTATGTGGAGTTTTTAAGAAAAGATTGGATTCACTTCTTATAACAGCCATGGATTGTTTAAAGGTTCTAATAATTCCAATTACTTGTTTTGCTTCTTTTTTACTACGAGGAGATAATTTAAATGTAAATTCAAAAGGACGTAGAGATGGTTTTTTAAATAATAATTCCATATTAGGATTCATTATATTTCCAGTTGCCCTGGTGAGTAGAGATCCTCCTGAACCTCCTGTTGCTGCTTCTACTACAGCTGCCCCTAATGATTCTTTAAGTTGATCTTTATTTGCTGAAACTCCACTGGCAGTTTTTGTGATTTCTCCAGCTGCATCTCTTCCTGTAAGGAATGCCATACCAATATTAGAAAGAGCAGCTTGTATGGCAGTCATTGAATCTGCACCCCATTCTACCGCATTAGTATCTGAGATATTTGCAGGAATAGGAAGGGTAAGTGTTCCTTTCATTCTTTTGTCCATCATTTCTCTGTCACCAAAGAAATCTAAACTTCCTTCTCTTGCTTTAAATTTTTTAGGTTTATATTCTAATACGGTAAACTGTATGAAATCCTGATCATTTTGTCTTAATGCTAAAGGATAAACATAATTATTAAATTGTTTTCTTGTACCTGCTTTTGCAGTTGCTGATTTTTTAACTTCAGCGTCGAAATTATCTTTTAAAACTTCTTTATTAAGCAATCCACCATCCGTTCCTACTTTTTCATCTGCAATTTTTCTTGCTTCAGTTACACTTTTTCCTGCGGCTATTTCATCCTGAACTACAACATTCCCTGCTTGGTCTTTTATTGTTTTTAATGCAGCACTATCAGGGTTTGAAAGAAGTTCTTTTTGTTCTTTAGTAGCACCACCCCATTTATTATTAAATACTATTTCCCCTGTGTCGGGATCTAGTGTCCCCACTTCTTTATCTAGAATAATACCTGGTTGACTTTGAAATATTTGAACATTTCCTGTATCTTTATCTACTTTTACCCAATATTCATCATTACCTGGATCTCCAGGCAATCTAAACCGTTCTCCTCCATTGGTATTGTATGTTGGTCCTGAAACTGCGTCTACTGCCATTCTACAATTTTTTAACTATTTAGCGAGGATTTAGTATGTATTTAGCATAAGGGATGGCAAGTAGGTCATCAAGTTCATTATATTGAACAACATAGAGTTGTCCTGCAAGTTCTTCCCATGTATAGTTCCTATATTTTTGCCAATGAAAGTTAAGACCACGGAATCCCCATCTTTCTAATGAAGTACATGCAATCAAAGGATGCTGATCATAAGTTTCACCAGCAGTCTTGGCATTATAGACAAAGGTATAGAATTTTCCTACCTCAGGTATAGGTTCAACAGTTTGATTAAGAACCTGCATGATCTCTAACATCATTTCTTCTGGATCATTGGTTTTATTGTTTAAGTCACTAAGAAATGCTTTGATTCTGTTATCTTCTTGCTGTTGTGCTATACCATCAACAGGTTGTTCCTCAAATCCAAAGTTTTCATCTTCCATGATGGATACCTAATTCTTTTTCTGTGATGATTTTAAATTCTACTCTTTTATCTTTACACCATTCATCTGCTGCTTTCCATTTTGCTTGGTTAGTTGCATAGGTTTTACATTCGTAGATATATGATTGGGTCACTTTTTTTCTTGGTTTAGGGGGTCGTGTTTGCTTGGCAGGTTTAACTTCGATCACATAGGTTTTAATTTGACCATTGCTTTCTTTCACCTTGATGATAAAGTCTGGATAGTATCTGCGAACTTTCCCATCAGGAGCACGATAGGGTATAAAAAATTCTTCACTTCCCCACTCTAGAATGTTCTCATTTAAGTCGCACCAACTGCAGAATTTATTTTCCCAACTGCTGCGGCATATGATATTAGATATATCACCCTTATATTTCTTAGGAAATCTAGGTTTGTAAATACTTTTCTTACTTTCAGCCATATATAATATATAAGGTCAAAAAGTATTTATAAATGCCTTCCAAGAAATCGGTAGCAGAAATTAAAACTCATCTATTGCGTCCTGCATTAACTTCTCATTTTGAAGTTCAGATAGTGCCGCCTCCAGATTTGCAGTCATATATAAACCCCAAGCAAGAGAAGTTGAATTTAGCATGTTGTGAAGTGGATCTTCCTGGATCTTCTTTAGCAACCAGCGAAATAAACAACGATTTTACTGGTGTTACTGAGAGACATGCATATAGAAGAGTATTTGAAGAGACAACTAATTTTGCTTTTTATGTAGATGCGGGTGATTATACTCCTATTAGATTTTTTGAGCAGTGGATAGAATATGCTACTAATGGTCCTCTTAGTAAAAATGCTAGAAAGGATTTATTGAATCCAAATTATTTTTATAGAATGAGATATCCTGATGGTGATGGTACGACTGGAAAAGGTGGTTATATTGGAAAAACTATGAGAATTGTTAAATTTGAAAGAGATTATAGACCTGATAGGACATTAGAGTATGAATTTGTAAAATGTTTTCCTATTGCGATAACATCAATGCCCCTTTCTTATGAGTCTTCGAGTTTGTTAAAGTGTAGTGTTTCGATGACTTATATTAGGTATGTTGTTAATCCTGCTACAGGATTTGATTTCCCCTCTAATTTATTGGCAAGAGGTTTTGATCCTAAGAGTATATTAGATCAATCTTTGGCTAACGCAAAATCATTTGCACTAGGTAAAGTAGGATCAGCAGTTAATAATGCTGTGGATAGTTTGACAGGTAATGATAGACTTGGAGATATTGCTGGAGGATTTGCCAAAGGAGCGATTGGAAATCTCTTCTAAATAAAGTACACTGAATTGTATTAGGATATTATGCCTTTACCAAAAATTGCGACTCCTACGTATGAGTTGGAGTTGCCATCCACAGAACAACCTGTTAACTATAGACCATTTCTTGTTAAAGAAGAAAAACTTTTAGTTCTTGCATTGGAAAGTGAAGATACCAAGCAGATTACTACAGCAATTAAAGCTGTTCTAAAGAGTTGTGTTCTTACAAAGGGTATTAAAGTAGAACATCTTCCTACTTTTGATATCGAGTATCTCTTTCTTCATATTCGTGGTAAATCTGTTGGAGAAGAGATAGAAGTTAATATAACATGCCCAGATGATGAGAAA